TTACCTCCAGTTATAAGACTGGATATAGTTACCAATTTTAGCATTATCGATAGAGCCATCAATAATATGACCTGTTCCGATCTGGGCGTGCTGGATGTGAGCACCGTTAATCTGGGCTGTGCCGATTTTAGCCGTGGTGATGCTAGCATCGTTGATCTGGGCTGTTCCGATCGCCCCATTACGAATCATGGCATTATCGAGATAAACCTTGTTACCTTCGATACCAAACGGACAAACTTCTGATCCGTCTTGTGGAGCTACCGCGATTTTATCAGCCGTAAAGATGATTCTTGTCGGTTCTGCCGGATCATTGGTTGCGCTCATATGAATACCAGCCACGCGACCATCTGCATTAACTGCCAGATTATATTTGCTGTTAATGGTTCCCTTCAAAGCATCGATTTTTACATCTGCTTCCTGATTCACACCAGCAATCTTGCCATCCATTTCTACCCGAACTTGATCAATCTTACTTGCGCTTGCTGCCTCACTGGTAGCAATTGCTTGTTTCAGGGTAGTAGCGGATGCGCTAACTTCTTTGGTGATATCGCCTTTCAGTTCAGCTTTAACCTGATCAATCTTAGTTGCGCTGGCTTGCTCACTGGTAGCAATCAGACTCTTGAGAGTATCGGCTGAGGCTTGGACCGTCTGCCCTGTCTCGGTAGTAATCTGTTTATGCATTGCATCAATCTTAGCATCGGCATTAGCGCCAGCTTGAGCAATAGCATCCGCGATGGTTTCATCTAAGCGATCTTGTAAACCAATCAGGTCTTCCAGTGCTTCTTTGTCCTGATCGTCCCAGCTAATGGTAGATTTCATTTGCATGAAATACGGTTCAGACCAAACAGCATCATCCATACCGAAAATATCATAGTGAGCACCACGGATATAATAATCACCGTCAGCCAAATCAAAGGAAGTATGACTAACGCTATTGGTAGTCACTGCCCTTGCATCGGAGAAAGTATTATCGGTTGCATACTGGATGATTGACCCTGCATAGTCATGTTCTACGTCATCCGCCCAGCTAACAAACGCAGTATTAAAGCCACCACGCGCACTAAAACCTTTCATCGGCTTATGTTGTGGGTTGATAGCCACTAAACGCGCTGGGGCGCTCTCTGAGTTGTTATAGCCCTTGACTGATACTTCTACCGTCAATTCACGGGAAAGGCCGTTAAACTGGTTCATATCAAGCGTATAAGTCCATGATTCAGGATCGCGGGTACGGTACTGAATAGACTTACCAGCCTTGTTAGTTACCTTGATAATGTATGCTTCAAACAGGTCACTAAACTTGTTAGCTTCACCGTTGATCATCACATCTAATTGTTGCTGATTTTCCCATTCGATAATCAGATCATTGCCTTCGAAAGTACCAGGGGAGCTACCCTGATTTTTGATTCGAATAACCGGAGTCGGCAATTCATAGGTAACAGTAGGATTCTGGTTAACCAGTTCCACCCATTCGGAACGAGCAATAATACCGAAAGCACAAACGCGGTAATCGTAGGAGCGATCTTTTGCCAGTGCATTGATATTGAAAATTTGCTGTGAAGTCTGTCCCAGCTTAATCCAGTTAGGTGATCCACTCACACGATAATCAATCTGGAAACCGTAGCGGTTGAAATCTTCCGGTGCATCCCATGTCAAAGTTACGTTTTTACCGTGGATGGTTTCACCAGTTGCCTTAATTCTGAAATTAGTAGGCTTCTGTACTGTCATTGAATCCGGTAAACCACTTGGTCGGTTATCTGGGTTAGCCGCATAGTTTAGGTCAGTATAAACCTGAGAATTATATTCTGTAGCGGTGATAGTCATCATCCCAGCAATACCAGAATCAATAGAGCGATCAATTGCAGTAATACGCCAAAGTGAATTATTCAGTTTTAATTCATCATAGGTTACGCTGATAACGTCCCATACTTCGGCGGTGAATGCGTCAGTAGTCATAAAGCTGATAACCTGAGTGATACGAGATTTATTTCGTTCTACACTCGCAAGTTTATCAATCTGGGCTTTAGACTTAACAAAACGATATTCAATATCTTTAGCGATAATTCGACCATCTTGACGAATAGTAGCATCGTTTTCAGCATCAGCCGGATAACGTAGCATTTGCTCTGAATAGTCGATTGATGGTTCTTGATACATCGCGTTAATGGTATTGAAATAACCGTTAGTGCCACCTGTTTTCAGTGATACCTTACCCATCATGATATTGTCTTCATTGAAGGTATGCTTAACAATATCAGGAGCATCCAGTTTCAGCGTAATACGTCCAAAGGATTCGAACATCACCCCGCCGAAAGTCTGCATAAGGCTAGTTAAGTTCTCTTTAAAGCTGGCGTTCGGATCACATGCACCGTTGGAATGTAAATCCATCTGGCGTACTTGTTTACGCACTTTCAGGAATGAATCAACGTTAATATTTTCAATCGGTACACTAAGACCATACTTTGTATTTGTCAGATAATGGAAAATCTGGTCCACGCCGTTAGTGCTAGCCTCAATAGCATTGGTTTCAAGGTTACGAATCTTTAAGCCCATAACATCGACCGCTACCTGGCTATTAGGCTGGAGAATATCAACACCAGCAGCCAAAGATTTGTCATCACGACGTAAAACAATACACATGGTCGCAATGCCGTTACCCTGATACCGATCATCCCAATCAGCGCCCAAATGATGTTTAGCTAAATCCAATGCAGTGTTAGGATTTTTACCCGTGCGAAACTCGACTTCTAAAACTTTGCGGTATTCGTCTTTAATGTTTCCTTTATCGAGAATGCCATCACGAATTGTCATATTCTGGCTAATGAGAACGTTTTTATTATCGATGTGCAGTGCTTTAAAGTGATCGATCTCACCTTCGGCAATAGCAAAAATTTGTACCAGCTTGTTATTTTCACGCTGTGAAATTGCCTTGTAAACGCAGATTGCACCCGTGCGGGTAGTACCAAAAAGAACGGGTAATACTGTCTTAGGATCGTTTGATGTTCCTAGTGTCACCGCATTATCTGGGCTTTGTACTTTCGGTGTTTTTGGTGCGCCTACAGTGGAAGCGATCAAGGTCATTGCACCAGCAGCCATACCGATAGCGACTGCGGTCATAACAGAAAACGTTGCAGCAGCAGCCATCCCAGCAGACGCACCAGCAATAACCGCGCCTACTAATATTTCAAATCCCATTATTCACCCCCGAATCTATAAACTTGTTCATAGTCAATGTCTGAAACAGGAATGGTCATCCAGATACCATCTTCTTCAACGAGGCCATAACCGGAATAATGAGGAACTACGGAATAATATTTGCGGTTTCCTAATTTGTGGGCTGTGACCAGTAAGTCGCCGTCCTGTAAATCATCAGTGACTAATTTGAAATGTTTCTTAATTGGTTGAAGGATATTTGTGTATCCGCTTAATTCTTTGCAGATTTTCAAGCCTTCTTCTTTAGTTGAATATTTTTTATAAAGAGAATTATATAGGTCAGTACCAGCGAGAATATCGATGATCTTACATGCAATTAGATTGCAATCATTCTCCCCCTGAACGAACTCCTGACCTATTAAAGAATTGATGTAATCGGTGATAAGCCTAGTTTTTAGCATGTTGAATACCTCCATGCTGTTATTTACTAGGCTTAGGGAGAAGGGATTATTTCTTCGATGAATGCCACTTGCTTTCCGATTGCCAGCGCCCGGTCCTTGAGAAGAATAGATCATTCTCGTTTCCGGCATAGGATCGGTGGATACCATCGGAGGCATGACTACGAGCGTTTTTATCTAGAACTTCCCAGATACTATTAAGCTGAAATTCTGATTCGTTTTTACACTCATCATCTTCATGTTCGATGTTAATCCCGATGGAATCGACTACCCCACGGAAAACAGGGTAAGTGGTTTCAACCTTGCCCGTGTTAGGGTTCAGGAACACCATTTCGATTTTCACATCTGATTTATCGAATTGCTTGTTTCGAATCAGGGTAATGTATTCCTCGCGAACGTTAGAAACGGTTACGTTAATCCCGTTGTTGTTGATCTCCTTCTCTTCGGTATTTGATGAGATTTGAAGAAAATCACCCGTTGCGAGATATGTAAATCCGTTATAGTCCAAATCGAAGTACCCATCTGTAAGCCGTAGAACGTCCCCTGACGCGGTAATCACTTCGATAATGTGAAACATCGATCCAGTGGAAAAAAGCTGCGGTAGCGTCAATCTAGACACGTTCTGACCTGTCTGGTCGTTGTATACCTCGATGAAGTCCAGATTAGTGCATAGTTTGCTGAATGATTCCTGAATAGTTGCCATTATACATTCTCCACTAATTCGAATTTCATCTTGCCGATCTGGGCGATCTTCCAATCGATGTTTTCAGTTTTGAGAAGAAATTCACACTCAACGTTCTGATACTTGATCACCTCACCCGCTAGGACGTTCTGACGCAAGTTAGGGAAGAGTTTCATTTCACCACCTGATTTCACGTCTTCGGTGATCGTGTAGATTTTCTTGTGGTTCTCAAACTGGATGATAGTTCCCGCTTTCAGTGTTCCGGTGAAGTTGGAGAGTCTTACCTTACGCCCACCGCGAGCAGTACCAGCAGCAGCCGTTACCATCTGGCGTACATCGCCTGTATATTTTGAAAAGTAAGACAGTGGCACACTAAAAGGACGACCAAAAAGGTGACGTGCTACAAATTCTTTTACTTCGTTAATATCCTGAGCCATGAAATTAGCTGTAAATTCTGCTTCATAAAAATGAATACCAGTAAAGCGACGCTGGAACTTACCAGAAATAGATTGCGCCTTGAAGAAAGGCTGTTTTGATTTAAGAGTAAAATCTGTGATTTTAATATTCTTGGATTTGAACATAGAAAAGCCCCCATAGTTTTATGATTATTTATCACTATGGGGGCTTTTAATTACATCTTACGACGCTGAACGTCTTCTATCGCCTGAGCAACAAACTTAGCGTGACGTTTGATAGCATCCATGACCATCTTGTCTGAGCTATTAACGTTGCCGTTAATGTTCAAAGGCGCATTAACTTCAATCGGCTGAGAGTTACCACCACCTGATTTTTGAGCAGCAAGGAAGTCTTTCAAATCACCGTTAGTACGCTGATCAACTACTCGTTCACCCTTATCAAGCAACCATGTACCCTCACGAGGGATGTTATCAATACCATCATGAGCCATACCGCTAACGTTAGTAGACTTGATGTTTGCGATGTTCCCCATGTTCTGAGAAACAGCCAATGCAGCAGCCGCGATTTTTTGACCTGTGGTGACGTTGGTCGGATCGTTCCATGCATCGGTAGCAGCCGTCCACATGTTCACCGTCGCTTGTCCGATAGAGAATGCTTTATGAGCATTGAAAGCCATCTGCATAGCTTTAGTGTTTTCCTGCCCGAAGAGAGTCATTGCAGCAGCAAAACCGCCGTACATATCATCGGCTATTGACTGGCGAGCATCAGCATATTTCTTCTCAATTGCAGCCATTCGTTTTTGATGGTTTTCATTGAGTTTTTCTAATGCTTCCATCCGTTTAGCCGGATCGGTGATCCCATCAATCTTGAGTTTATCGGTCTTATAATCTTGTTCAGCATCCGATTTCTCTTTATCGATTGCATTAAATTTAGCAAACGGATTATTTGAGTCTTGATAATCATAACCACTAGTTAATTGATTGGTTTTATAACCATCCATTCCCTGTAAAGAATTTTCAATCTGAGAATAGTTTTGCTCGGTATCGTTCACACGACGCATATATTCTTCGTAGGAGATAGCTTTACCATCAAGTAACCGTTTATGGCTTTCTAGCTCGTTGTCCCTGATTTGTTGCAATTGTGTTAAAGCATTCAGAGCATCAATCGGATCAGCACCCAACATCATTTTATAAACGTTTTCAGTATTCTGATCGATTAGCGCCTGGCGTTTCGCGGCTGCGTCTTCCTGAGAGATTAAGCCCAGAGCTAACGCGTCGTTCACATCTTTTAAGCTGTTTTGCAACTGGCTATTTTGAGAAGTGATAGACGCTGCAACTTGCCCTTGCAATTTAACATCAAGTGCATTCAGTCGCTTGATTGCATCCTCGCGTGCTTTCTGTGCTTTTTCTGCGGCTTCCTTAGCCTTTTTAGCTGCCTCTTCCGCTTTCTTGCGTGCTTCTTCTTCGGCTTTCTTCTCGTTGCCAGATTTACCCAATGATTCTGGTCTTACTGGTTTATTTGGTATAGTCAAATCAGTGTTAGGATCTGCCTTGCGGGTTAGATGTTCCCCGTTATCGACAACAATCAGAGAGCCATTTTTCTTATAAGAATCACCAAAACGTTTCTTAAATCCTTCAACATCAAAGCCAGCAGTACGAGGATCGACACCAGCACCACGGATCGCGGCCTTTTCCCAATCTGCCAGATTATTCCAACGCTTTTCTTTATTGTACTTGTCAATAATTTTTTGAGCGTCTTTATGGTTGGCGTTAAGAATACCGCCAGTTGCGGTCTTGCCTTCTTTATTCAGTCGATCTAATGCCCTGAATAGAGAACTCTTTTCCCAATCAATATTAAACCAGTCAAATAACCAGTTTAAACTATCAACCAGCGGACCAGAAATGGTCATACCGACACCTTTCAGGTTATTTTCCAGCTTATTGATATTTTGAGAAAATTTATCATATTTTTTAGCGTTTTCTTCGGTGACGTTAACAGATTGATTCTGAATAGCGATCATCGCCTCTTGAGCAGTATTATATTTCTCAAGCTGGCTGGTCATATGGCTTGAATCACTGGCTAAAGATTCCATCATGAACTTGATTTCAGCCATTGATTTTCCGGCTTTCTTCATGTCATAGAACACTTGGATCGCCGCTTTCATACCACCTTGCGGATCAGTCATGAAGTGAGCATAGTTTTCTAACTTAAGGCCAACCGATTCTAAGTCATCAGCAATACCACCACCGTTAGCCCATGCATCACCCATCTTATCTAAGGTGTCTTTGTTGATATCACCGAATTTTTCAACTGTTAGGCCAGTACCAGAAAATTCCTTTTCCAGTCTTTGAAGGGATTCAATCGAGAGTCCGGTCGCCTTAGATACTTCTGAATATTGTTTAACGTATTCCGCGCCAGCTTTAGCGGCTGCAACCACTGCGGTCGCAACTAAGCCGATACCACCAGCAGCTAAACCAGCAGAGCCAGCGATCCCACGAAGAGATCCAGTCAGACCAGATAAGCCACCACCAAAATCAATATTACTTGCCTTTTCAGACAAACTATCGAGAAGGTCGGCGGCTTCATTGGTACTTCTCTTTAGCCCTTTATTATCCCCTTCTATTGTTACTATATGTTTTGTCATAAATTACCCCTTTAACCGCTTCTGAGTTTCTCAAGCAAAGATGGATCAAACATGTTCAGCATTGCCGCTTTACGTTCTTCTTCTTTCTTGCGTGCAATTTCTTCCAGTTCTTCTTTAGTTTTAAAGAGTTTTTCTTCTCTAATTAATTGGAATTGGCTAGGCTTGAGTTTCTTTGCAGTTTCGCGTGTCATTCCTTGCGACGTCATATACATGGAATATTGCAACATCGCATTCTGCATATCATGAAACGCGGGGCTTTGTGGTTCTAAGTAGGTGTCGAAAATGTATAATTTCCAAAATAGAGTGATTGGCATATTATCCATTTCATCTTTACTAAGCCCCGATCTCATCATTTGCCGGAAATAGAAATTCAGAAGCGGGTTTACTACTTTACCTCGTTTTCAATTACCGCCGGATCTTGCATCAATGACGCTTGAGCAACCAAACCGATTAATTCACTGCGGACGTTAGTATACAGTGCCTTAACTTGTTCAATAGATTCAAATACTGGCTTACCGTCTTCATCTTCAATACAACGAAGAATAGAACGTTCATCACGGTCTTCTTTATCGGTATTGAAAACATGTTCGTTAAATTCTTTTACTGACATAGGGCGAGCATAGAAAGTAAATCCACCGATGGTCAGAGATTCGCGTTTCGGAGAAAGTGCGGCTAACATTTCATTAATATTCATTATTGTTTCCTCTTAAGTTAATTAGATATGTTTATTTAGAATTGGAAACAAAAAAGCCACCCCGAAGGATGGCTAGATAATATTAGAGTTTCTGGAAAACAGCTTGTTTAACCGGAGCACCATCTACTACAAAGGTGAAGGTACGGCCTACTACAGCATCCTCACCACCAGTCATGGTAGTTTTAGACAGGAAGCCGTTATAAGCGATATGTACACCAGATTTTTTCGTAGCGTCGATGTAGTAAGCAATTTTAATCTGTACGCGCTTACCGTCTTCGGTTGCTTTAATCAGTTTTTCGTGTACTTCGTTACCCGGCATGTAGTTGATCGAAAGTTCGATATCCGGTACAGACATACGACCAACCAGCTTACGGTTATACGGACCACCGAAGTTAGAAACATCGACAGTAGAACGTTCTACACCAGTTTCCGGGAAAGCCGCACATTCTGGAATTTCCAGATAGCTTTCACTGTCAAGATCGGTGTTAGTTACTTCTTCATGCAGAAACAGACCAACGAGGCCACCAGAAAAAATATCAAATTTAGTAGTCATTATTCTTTTCCTTCTATTTTAAACAATAGGGCACATACCCGTAATTCTATTTATTTAGCGGTTGCTCAAACGTCTATAACGAAGATGAGCGATCCCCCTATTTGTGCTAACGGTAATTACCGCCCCTTGCGGTGCAATACAAGAATGAATCTGTCCCCAATCATGACCCTTATGGCTTCCAGAAACACACAAACCATGAATAAGCAATTCAGAGTCACCACCGCCACCACCGGAAGAATGAGCACAGAATGAAATAGTCCCGAAAGCGTCGGCTGTCCAACCGTTAGGAATATCAAACCATCCTTGATTTGCTTTACCCGCCCTATTCCCAAAAGCGCCATCTACCCAAAATGCCATTAGTGCATTCTCCTGAATTTAAAATAATGCAAACTACCTTTACCCAATGTAAAGCTAACGGTAGCACCAGCGCCAACTAAAGAACTAGCGCCCCAACTCCCAGCATCACCAGCATGATGACCTGATTCAATCAATCCATTTACAGCCAATTCAGAATCAAGACCACCAGCACCGTTAATGGCTTCCATATGAGCAAAAACAATTCCGCATGAATCAGTAACCCAGCCGTTGGGGATATCAAAATATCCACCATTAGCCCAAATACTAATAGCGTTTGACATTCTTTGATTTATCCATCCAGCCATAATTAAAACTCCATGAATTTAAAATATTCAACACCACCTTCACCCCCTAAACCAAAGGAGACGGTGCAGCCAGCAGGAACAAACGAATTTATAGTAGATCCCCAATTGGTCCCACCACGACGACGAGCAACGGTCAAACCATCTACGTTAATATGTGCATCAGACCACCCACCACCAGCATTATGACGCATTACAGCGACACCAGCACGAGCAGTACCATAGCCGTTAGGAATATCAAATACATGCCATTTTAAAGCATCGATTTTAGTATTAATTTCACTACTTACCCAATATCCCATATAAGAATCCTTAGCGGAGATTTCTCCCCGCTTTCCAATTACCCTAATTTAGCTTCAATTGCAGCAAGACGTTCACGAAGAAGTTTATTTTCTTCGCTCATTTCTTGGACCGCTTTAATTAAAAGCGCGTTCACTGCGGAGTTTGAAATTGTTAAAATTTCTTCTGGGTTATCAAAACCACCAATTTTTGCGGTTTTAACAGCTTCCGGTAATACCTCTTGTAAATCCTGTGCGATAATACCAATCTCATGACCTATAACTTCTCGGTCATTAAGAGATTTAACTTTATCGTAGGTTTTAACTTTGAGTTTATTTACCTTATCCACCGCATTTTCTTCGTAATCTTCAACATTAATTTTCAGACGACGATCGGAACGAATATAAACATCGTTAAAGTTTCCGTTACCAGTGGCATGAAATTCTCCACTTGCATGGAATTGATAATCAGCACCCTGAACATGAAGAACCGCTGCCGCAGTATTATTACCATCACCCGGACAATGAACGTCCATAGCAGCGATATATTGACGCCCCCAATCAACCGCTTTCCAAACAGCATGAGCACTGTCAATACTTTTCTGGCAGTCAACCAACAAACCAGCAGGGCGGTCTCTCCATGCAACATATGCACCACCATCAACTTCACCACGGATAAGTCCTTGATCTGCGGCATAAGGAACACGCCCTTCCAGTTTAATCATCGCGCCCTGGAAGTGATGTGTAAATTGTCCACCGTGGTTATTGCGAATATGTAAAATACCCTCATCTGTAGCCCAGATAACAGCCTTTTCCGTATCGCTATCATCTCTAAACCAGACGTGGCGAGCACCAGCAGAGTTTTTGATAGTAATCCCGGAAGGTCCATGCACAGTAAAAGCGCCAGCAACATCAAACATCAAACTGTTATCTGTCCTACGTTCAGTATAGAAGTGATAACCTTTGGAATCACCGACTTCCATCACTGCCGCGCGACCAACTTCTGAATTTCCCCAATTATTAATAGAGAATCGTTCAGAGCTATTATTCATCTGATTTAGGTATAATGTACCATCAGTGAATGTTTCGCCAAAGAATCTGGTTTTAACGCCGTTAGTACCCCCCACGCGTTCAAATTCAGCCAAGAAACCTTTGGAATCTCGCATACTCAAAACGTTATTGCGTCCTGTATTACTGTTACCCCAATGGATTAATTCAATATAGTCCATTGACTGACGAGACCCTGATCTAAACACCATATTATCTTCGATGCGGGTGCTACCATCAATTCCCAGATGTAAACAGCGTGCGGTAGCTGTGCCACCTAGATCTAATCCACCTTCGGCGAAATCATAACTAAATGGTCTACGAGTATTCCACGTCCCAAAGGAATCTTTTAAATCGGTAGTAAGAATATGGAAGCTAGAACCATCATTACGAAGGATTAAACCATAGTTACCACCTTTAACAGCCAAACGAGCATTTTCAGATAATGCAACTTCGCTATTCATTACAATTTTCTGGCCTCTACCGCCAGTAATATGTAATTCACCGTCTTCAATCAGGTTTATAGAGTTTTGACCGTTGTCGTTCCACCAAATAAAATCTTTGGTCTGACCATCACCGAAGCCAAACCAGCCATTACGAACATCTTGTCCAGTGCGATAATCCATGAAATTAAAATGACTTGATTCGTTTGGTCCTCGACGAATATCAATACCAGCATTAGAACCGGAACCTAAGCCACCATCGATGGTCAATCTACGAATATGCAAACCAGTCCCAGAAGACAACAATAGTTGTTGACCTGAGTCTGTACCTCCAGTGGCAAGACGATAATTCTGGTCATCAACGGTTTCATGCCAGATTGTCGCGCTGGCAGAGCTTCGAAACCGACGCAACATCTTTTTAGCATTTGTCGGTTGTTCGTTCATATGCTCAATGTCATATTGTCCTTGATGGTTTCCAGCAAAGTTTAACGTCCCACGGTTGCTAAAGTTATTGAACGATGAAATGTTAAGAGCATCAAAAATTTCGTCTGCAACAGGTTTTTCACCACCCAGATATTCAGGAGTATCCAACAGGTTTAAAGAAACACCACCGGAAGAAACTTGATATTCTGCTAAAACAAATCCTGTATGTGCACCGTAGTAAGCGTAAAGATCGTAATTGTCGCCATCGGTTGGAATAGCGCAAAAATGTTGTTCATAATGCCAAATAGTATAATACGCATTGAATACAACACCTTTCGGGCTATTGTTGCCGCATCGAATCACCAATTCGATAATATTGGCTTGTCCATTATGTCCTACGTTATAACCGTTACCACCAACCAAACGGATCTTAGCCGTGCGACCGTGTTGTTGTGGCATTGTCAAAGTGCCTAGTTTAAACCAACCACCCTCGATACCAAAATTAAGCGTCTTCTGGAACAGTCGGTCAATTTCTGCTTTCGAATATGCGCCAATTTCAGCCGGAGTAGGTTTATCGCCTTCATGATACATGCGGTGAGAATATGACAAATTACCTAATTCATCATAGCCGTATGTTCTTACAGTAGCATGTGGATTAGACCCATAAGTGAACTCGAAGCCACGAGCATGATTAACACCAGATGGATGCGGAACATGCAAGATCATTGCAATATGACCCGCCAGGTCATTCATGCGGAATGCACCAAAGTAATCAAGATTACGCGCATTTGGATCATCAAAATAGTTTGCGGTCTTAGACAGCAAATAACCATCAGTATAAGTGTTTACGTGTTTTTTGATGTACTTGCCATCAGCAGATCCATCGGCTGCATCAATACGGCTTTCTAAACGTGCCAGTTCAGAATCAGTGTAAGACTTGTTATTGTCAACTTTGCTATGAATTGCTGTATTTTTGGCTTCAACATCACGGGTTAATGCTGCGACGTTATCCGCTGCCTCTTGCTTATTGGCTGCAATCACACCAGTAAGGTTATTGTAGGTGTCAGTTAACTGATTTTCCGCATAGACTTTATTTGCTGCGATAGTGCGGTCAGTTTCTGCCTTAATCAAATCAACCTTGTCATTGATTGCTTTGTCATTGCTTGCGATGGTTGCATCGGTGCGGGATTTAATATCATCAACTTTATTGTTAATTTCTGCGTGATTTGCTGCGATGGTTGCATCAGTAGTTTGTTTAATTTCATCTACTTTAGCGTGAATATTGCGGTCATTTACTGCAATTGTGCTATCTAGTTCTTGTTTGTTAGCATCAACTTTAGATTCTAGTGCCGCGTGAGTTTCAGGAGAAACAGAGATTTGAACTACTTCATGATCTCGGTCTTTGGTAAAAATAACATGGTCTTTAAGGTTGATTGCTACCTCACCGACCTGTAATTGTTCCGGCGTTGGTTTTTTGCCAGAAACATTAGTTCGTTTAAATTGGATTGATTGCATCTAATCACCTCACATAAAACAGGAATAAGGGAGGCGTTAACCTCCCCGTCATGTTTTATTTAGAGAAGCAATCAGTATTCCCCGAAATCGATCCGGTCATGGATAGAAACGGCTTCAATCTCGGCTGGTGTCGGTTTTTCTTCTGTGGAATACAATTTCACCCATCCAGAATTACCGTCTTTCTGGACTGTGCGAACTCGTAAACGTGGTGCGCCGGAAGCGGTGCAAGTTAATTGCCATCCACCATCTTCATTAGGTTGAACGTGAATTAGTGAAGTATCAGCACTAAATGGGTTAGATGCGCTCGATCCCTGATAGGTTACGAAACGGTTTCCGGCTAATGCTTCGCTATCAATCGGACCTGTGAATGGGCTAATTCCCGCGCCAACACCATACATACCTTGCCGTAAAATAGCCCCCTCGGTCGCTATACCCCTTGCAAGAATCCCGCCATCTGGTTCAAGTTTAAATTCCAGTGTTACAGCTTTGTTATCACTACCACGGGTTTTGTGACTAGTGACATAAGCGTCATAGATGACATAGTAACCAGTGTTAGCAGCACTATAGCCAGAGTTCACAACATAGAACATTCGGAAGCGTAAAGGTGTTTTATCCTCTACCGCTTTCATCAACATGTCTTGATGTTCGTCATCCAGAACACGGTTTACTACTAACGTAGTTGATTCAAGTTTACGATAACCAGCAAGTTTCCCCGTAGCGTCCTGATCATACTCTTCTAACGTCTGGATCTCTGTAGATTCGGTTATCGTCGGGAATGCTGCGATGTTCTCGATAGGACTAAATGCAGGATCGAAAAAGTCCGGCTGGTTATCCACCATAGTAGACACGGAGACTTCAACATGCGACCCCGTGAAAATGTCTAAGTTATCTTGTGTAATATTCATTATTACCCCTTAAAAACGCGCTACATAAGAAAATTTAAGGCTAAGTGTCCCAACGATACCCCCATCACTAGAATCATCGTCATAATCGGTATTAGAAGCTACTGGAGTGATATCTGAAATAGAGAAGCCCAAATCTTTAAATCGTGGGTTATCCGGCTGAATCTGGATTATCTGGCAAATACCCTCATGAATTTTGGTTTCATGATTCTGAGAATACAACTGCATTTCGATAACGCATTCAGCTTGCATTGCATTACCACCACGAACACGCGTATAAGTCTCATTCATTCCAGTAATCCAACAAACCACGTCATCACTAAAGCCTTGCTGAGTTTGTTCTACGTTTAAAGCCAGACCTAAATCTTGTTCGATAATATCCTGCAAGGCGCGTTTGATTTTCAGTCTAGGCATATTATTAACGGTAGCGAGCATGTGTACCCCCTGCACGAGCAATAAAGCAATCAGAAGTATTATCACCATTGCGCTTAACGTATTGAACTTTGAAGCGTTCACCGTCTACAATGACAACATCACCCTGATTTAAGTTTCCCTCACGACAAAATAGAAATTCTGATTCTGTAATTACCCCCTGTTCGTCGGTAGTAGTAATTTCATGGTAAGCACGAATTGATTTACCACCTTCCACCGAAAATACAGGAGCACTTTTAAACATTCTTGATAATTGTGATTCTGATAATTTGAACATAGTTACCCCCTTTATGGAGTATTTACATACAAAAAAGCCCCACCGTTAGGCAGGGCTAATTATTATTTTGCTTTAGTCTTACGTTCTTTTTTAACTGTGGCTTTCGCCGTAACCGTCTGGGAATCTTCTTCCGGTTCAGGAATCAGATTATCTTCCCCCAAATCGGGGGAAGGAACAGAAGGTTCTACGTTAGTTCATTCAGAGATATGAAGAACTTTCAGAGCTTCCGGCTGGGTTACAACGTAATCCAGATCTACCCAGATACGCGGAACAATTGCGGACTGTGCACGGTAGGTGGTGTCGTCCATATCCAGTTCCAGACCGCCCCACTCACCGATAGTAATACCGGAGAAGTCACCCAGAACGATGTGGTCTGCCGGAATAACACCAGAAGTAACTACTTCGTAACCAGCCAGTTTGCCGTTTTCGATGATATAACCGGAAACGCCGTTATCTTTCAGGGTAGATTCCAGTTCAGCAGCAGTTGCACCGCTCATTGCAAACTTGATGGACTGTGCCGGAACGCCAGCGTCGGTCAGTTTAGCAATTTCTTTCAGGAAGTCTTTGTAGGTGAAAGCAGCTTTCTTCTCAACGCGGCTAGCGTCTACCAGTTGTTTAACCAGACCAGCCGGACCACGATCGTTAGCTTTATCAGACAGAATCAGTTGTTCCAGTTTGATACGAACAGCCTGGTTGATGTGATCAGTGATCAGGGTAGCGATACCCGGAACGGTTTTAATGCTCTGACGGCTGATCGGGTTGCCACCAGCAAAAGTCTTAGGAGACAGTTTCACGTTTGCAAATTCAGCTTTGCCTTCCGGTGCAGCACCGTTTTCATCAACGAAGCCGAAAGCGTCAACGCTGGATTTAGTCATTTTTGGAATAGCGGTCGGAGCAGTCAAGCCACTGTAAACAGTCACACCCAGACGACCCAGAACGGATTCCGGCATCAGCATTTCGATGTAGGATTCAGTCATCAGTTTTTCATCGGTGATAGCAGTCAGGTCAGCTTTGGTGTTACCAGCAGCAGCAGCACGCATAGCAGCAGCCGGAACGAATACAGAGCCACCACGAGCAGCACGACCACGCTGCATAGTTGCAGTAGCAGCCATCGCAGAAAACTCGGCTTCGTGAGCACCCAGAGCTTCACCATCTACCAGAGAGCGAATTACGTTGTTCAGGTCAAAAGTTTTTTCCATTTTAGAGTCCTTAATTTGTTGTTCGTTATTACGTTGAGCATTGACGAGATTATTTAGTGCCTTAGTGCGGAATGCTTCCGGCGTCATATCTTTAACTGCCAATGCGCGTTCTAATTCTTCGTCGTTAATATTTAGTTCGCGAGCTATCTCGCGAATTTCTAATTCGTCTTCTTCGGAACGTTCAGCCACTTCCTCGATTTTTTCTTCTTCAACCGGAGCGGCTTCACGTTCTTCTTTTACTTCTTCTGCTTCCCGAACAGTTGAACTATCATCATCAACACTTTCAGGATGTTCAGCGTCTTTTCCGTCTTCGAGATTTTCATCTTCTTTATTCTCTTCAACTTGGCGCTCTTGAGTTTCTTCTACTTCCGGTTCTTTAATTTCTTCTACCGGAGTTTCTTCAACCTGAGCGGGTTCTTGTTCTTCTTTGATTTCTTCGATTTGTTCTTTAGTCATATCGCGTTTAGCCTCCAAATTAACTGTGATAGTATTTAGAGAGCGATTTAAACCGACCGTATCGTCAGCAGGAACGGTAACGAAACTTAATTCGTATGGTGCCCACTTAGTAACAATTAATTGCCCTTTGGCGTAATCGATGTGATATTCTTTAATGTCATAACCGACAGAAATTTTTTCCATCGTACCTTCAATGACTTTATTGCGAATATCATTAGCCAAAGTCCCATGCTTGGAGAATTTAACCAGAGCACGACCTACGTTATCCGCATCGATTCGAGCGTTACAAACAACACCAATGTGATTATCGAAATTATGATTGAACAGCAACGGAGCGTTATTATTCAGACGAGACAGATCAACCGCTTCCGGTGTATGTACCAGAATTTCATCTAATACCACCATTTCTTGATTTTGCTCATCCCAAAATTGGCGCTGATAAGGCTGTGTACTTGAGAAAGCAATTTCAAATTCGTATTGATCGTTATGCCCTTCGTTAATAACTCCACCGTAACCGTTAAGATCGCGGCGAAATTTAAGCATTTAATCACCTTTAATTAATTGGGGGCATTGCGCCCCCGTTGGTTATTAGGGATCGGCTGGGGAATTTTTTTCTTCACCCTCGCCATTAACGATAATATTTAGTGCGCTCTTTTCGGCTTGAATCTCTGAGAATACTTTTTCAGGATCATCACCACGTTCTAATATAACGGCAGTACGTGATTTAAGTCCTTTATCAATTAAAGCAATCTCGGCGTTTACGTCTTTAATAGGATCGACGGATTCAAAACGCGGACGAATAATAGTAGTGTTGTCGATAATATGCGGAATTGCAGTAATACGAATCGGAACAATACCACGCGCGGAATAATGGCGTAGATATGCTTCGAAAATTGGCAATACCACTGTTTCAATTAATTTGTTTTGCAGTGCTTTAATGCGGTTACGCTGAGTTAATTCACCAAAACGTGCGGCTGAGTAGTTGATCTGTGAACAATCTCCTGTTAAGCCCTGTTTAAACACGCCAAGACCCATCGCTATATGGGTGAACATGCCATCGTTGAAGCTGATAAAGTCATCACCGTTTTGCGTCGCCTGAATACTCTTGATCGTTGCCCCTTCCGGCAATTCCTGAATAGTACCAGGTGCAAAATCCTGTACTACTTCCGGCGCTTGATATTGTTCATCCTCTTCACCAGTATCAAAATCGTCACCAGAATCTTTCGGACGTTCAATAAAGCCCATAGAGCTAGCTGCAATACGTTTCTGGATGATCGCGGTTTCGCGGAACGCTTCTTGATGAGCAATATCCTTAATCACTGGCAGGAAGTCAGTCACACCACGTAAACTTTCCGCGCACAGTGGCTGGTAGTAGTGGCACACCTGAGAAGCATCTACGCGATAATTTTCGCCAGTGTAGGTCTGAGTCAGTAGATTGATTTTTCTAAACCAGTATGCTACAGGGCGCATTGTTTCTACGTCATACTCAATCCCTTGAAAGATCGCGCGGTCTTTGCTTATTTCACGACTAAGCGACCAGTCGCACCTATCAGCAGACAGAATAGAAACTTGTAACTCGTTGTTTTCTTTGGTTAAAACGATGAAGCATTCTCCACCCTGAACACGTTCAGATTCTGCCATTGCCAGCATTTCACGGAAGTTAAAGCGACCGTTGCGAGAGAAGCGTTTAGCACTCTGCGCCCACTTCCAGAAAGCATTCTCGATCTGCTTATTCAGTGCGGTGTCAAGTTTGCCATTTGATTTAACGATTGATGGTTTCGGATCAAGCCCCGTACCAACAACTTGGTCAACGATATACTGCTTGTATCGCTTGCCTACAGCATTGTTTATAGCCAGAGTACGACCCTGATCATAAAGGCGCTTACCGTTCGATTTGAGAGCCTTATTGAAGGTTCCGGTAATGGTGTCTTGTTGAAGCTGTCCATCAATGCGATCACCGACCAAGCCCAAAGAACGCTTAGACAAATCTTTCTGGAATTTTTCTACTTGTTTGTCGATAAAGATTTTTTGTTGTTGCTGGCGGTGATTAGTTTTAACTGGAGTTTCTACCGCCTTTTTGCGTCGAAAAAGATTAAACATGATTTACCCCTTATCGCGTAAGACGTACTTTAATATTTTTAATCGGGCTAATTCCCTGTTTACGTCGTTCGGCTTGAATTAATTTTGATAACTGACGTTCATAATCGACTTTTAGAGTCTGGAGAACAGCCAATGACTCATAGGCGAAAGTATTCCCTTTCACTGTCATTGCTGATAATGCGGCTTCGTCCCCAAATAAACGGGCGAAAATAACTTGCTCGATTAAGTCGATAGTTTCCCGCAGATATTCTTTTTTGGATTGTTTGGCGAATACTGGCAAAACAGTTAATTCTTGCATCGATACCAGTTCTTCATCAAGAGTAATAACAATGGTCATCTTCCCTTCTGGAAAGTCTAACGTTTTAATCTCGTGATTAGCCGGAGAATCATCAACCTGATAGATGATACCTTTATTATTATTTCCTACCTGAATTGTTACACCCTCTTCATTCGCCAGCGTGATTTTTTCGCCTTTACGAATTACTAAGGGAATTAGTTCTAAACTCATAATTACCCCTTATTTAATTGTTATTGGATTAACAATATTTAGGAGTAAGCCGCCCCGAAGGACGGCGAGTTATTAGAACGATGTTACCCAGCTACGGCCTCTATTTGGGCGTCTGGCGATGTTTTGACGTTGCGGTCGTGTGATTGGCTTAGTTTCTTCGATTTGCTCGTTAGATTGCGATTTAGGAGCTTCTACGGATTCTTCAACAACACGGTTTAAGCTGTCTTTCATTGCAATGAGTTTATCCCATGACATTTTTGAAAGGACGTAGCGAGAAGCCGCATAGCTATAAACCAGACAGTCGAGAGCCTCGTTTCGGGTACTACCTGGATTTTTCACCCAACGCACGCCAGTAGTAGTACGCTTGATGGATTCACTCAAAAGCTGATCGAGATAATCATCAGGAACGGTTTCTGATATTTCTAAGCCAATATGAGGATTATCTTTCAGGTTTCTAACCAGCATTTCACGAACAGCGGATTTGCCAACGTTAACACCCAACATAAGCAATTCATGACCACCTGTGCGGGTAGGTTTAACCGGAATCACTGGAGCATTACCAGATGAACTACCTTTGATCGCGTGTAGGTTCTTCCACTTGCCGCAAATACGGTATCCGGCTTGAGTGAATCGACCGTTCGATGTATCAAGGAAGCTGGCGAGCATAGGAACACGTTCACCCTTAACGTTATAGAATTTGGTTTTCTTGAAGTTAACCAGACGATCCCAAACAGGTGATTCATATCGTTCACAGTTATGATCGTAAAAGCTGCGGTGATCCAGAATGTAAACCTTATCTTTCGCTACACCTAAGATGGTAGATTCTGCGCGGTCCAATTGCTGGTCAATTCCTGAACACAAGAAAATAACGTCATCAGGAATATTCTCGATAGAAACATCTGTTTTGAGTTGTTCCAGTTCATTTGCTTCTACTGCCGTGTCCTGATCGTCGTACACCTTACCTAATACGGTGTTAAAAAATGATTGTAAATCAAAGGATTGCCACGCATGACTAAAATCAACCACACAAGCGCGGATCGTGCTGAAAGGTGAATACAGACGGCTGATCCAGAATCCTGCTACCTCACTTTCGCGGGTTGCTCTCCACTCGCCTTGCGCTACTGCCCTGATTCGTTCCCCTTCTGTCCATGCGTTCTTACAGTGGGGGCAAATATAACGAGCGGTATCAGGATCGGGTAAGTTCTTACCATCGATGTTACGCCATTCAAATTGAACGTTTTCCCACTCGATCACCTGGTGTTCCCCGCAATGCGGACACGGAACAAAAAACATACGCATATCGCTTGATAACCATTGCTGGTTAATGCTTCCGAGCTTACTGGTCGGGGTACTGGATACGACTAATCGGCCTTCATCGCCAAAGGTAGTTAAACGGTTAGCAGCCAGTGCCACCGGATCACCTTCTTCTGAGGCTGTAGCAGCATCGATTTCGTCTAGTAGTCCGACCTTTGCAGTCTTACCGCGCAGGGTTGATGGACTGGTAAGCGATACCATGTACAGGAAGTGATTCGTTTTTAGCTGGAGTTGGTTATTGTTGTTAACCGCATTGCGATCATTCTTGTCTGTAACCACGTCTTTTAATGCATCACATGCTTCGATAGACGGTCGGATCTTACCAGCGAGATATTGAGACATTTCTTTAGCGGTTGATTGTCCGATAATCATATTGCATGGATCGTTAGCCATCTGGTTAAACAGGATGCCATTCAGGATGGTAGTCTTTCCGATCTGCGCACTGGTCATCAGAACATACTTTTTCTTGTTCTCAAGGAAAGGAGCATCAATCATACCTTTCTGGAATGACAGCAATTTAACTTTATCCCCAGCTTGAGGACCATCTACCAGCACCATATTAGCTTCGCACCATTCCGATGGAAGGAGTTTAGGCGGTGGCGTAATATATTTGGCTGCATTTCTGAGAATCTTTTTTAATTTGGCCTTATTAGAAATTAGTTTCATGTAATTACCCTCATTACGAAATATGAGAGTATTTATTAAATTGTTGATTTTCTGATAAATACGGGTATTAAGATTTAAGGGGGGTTGTATGCTAATTAATCAGCAAGAAAGAGATGAATTAGAATTAGCCTTGTCTTGTACCGATCATGAATATCGTTTGCCAGTGAAGCACCATCACAAGAAGACTGATTACACAACATCTGGGTTTAGCCGTGAGGAAGCTAAACAGATTTTAATCGAGTTGTATCGTGATCATGGGTATACCGATATTCATAACTTCTTTAAGAAGCATCGCACATCACAGACAGAGTTTCAGCGAGTCCGTGAATGGTTTGATTTTGACATTAAGCGATTCTATCGAGTGGATGACGGTCCTATCTATCGGTTGCACTGGAAGCCGATCCGAGAAGTGTTGAAACAGAAGAGACTAAATCACGCAATTACACGCTATCGTAACGAGGCTTTCAAGAAAGGCTATGGTGATACAAGGGAACTATTCGTTGAACTCGCTAACGTGCGTTATAGCCACTATTACAGGAATCCTAAAGAGTTCTTCGAAGTGCTGCGCAAGGTTGATATAAGTCGGGGTACATACTATTCACGGTTGAAGAAGTACGGGATTAGGGCAGAGTTCTTTATGAGTATTGACGACGGAGAACTTTTTCCTATAAAATGTAAGTCCTCTAAATAAAGGTGAACATTCACTTTAATTTGGAGAAAATGACTATGACTACTAAAGCTACTCGCGGTCGTCCGGCACGTTTTAATCGTGAACAACTGGCAGCGATTGTAAAAGCGTACTATCAAGCGCCGAAAGGTAAAGCCGAAAAAGAACAAGTATTGAGTGAACACGGTATTTCAATTGCTCAATTCTACAAATCACTCCATAAAGTTGATTTGAAATTCTTTGTTCAGGTTGACGGTGAAATGGTAGAAGCAACAGGAATTTGATTCGATTCTCTAGGCCAATCCTTCGGGGTTGGCTTTTTTTATACCTACAGATACAAAAAAAGCCCCTGAAATTCAGGGGCAAAAATTATTACAGTCCGAAGACTTCCAGTGATCCAACATTCTGGCGAATCAGCAAAGCAGTGTTATTGACAATTGCTCGTGAGTTGTTCGGCTGTGGCAATTTCAAAGTTGCGGCCTTTTCTTCTTCAAGCAATCCGAGTTTTACGAGATGCGGGATAGCATCAGCAGTGAACTCGATCTGACCGTGTGCCGACATACGAGCGAACATATAGCCAGGAGGAAGCAGATCATAGCCTTTAGGCTTACCAGAAGCATCCAGACGACGCTCAAGAACACCAGCAGCACATAAACCTTTCAGAATCATTTGTACCGTCGTAGAGCCTCGTTTTTCGCCTAATAAGCGGCTAAGACTGTGTGTGTCGATAGCTTTACGAACATGCAATTCAACCAGTTGTTTCTTTTCTTGAATCAGTTGTTCGTTTGCGGCTTCCAATTCCATTGCCTCACGAATCCAGTCGAGCTTAGTCATGTTTGCGTAAGGGTTGATTTGCTGAGAACGCAGTTTTTCATTTTCTTCTTTCAGTCGTTTCCATTCCTGAATAACAACCATTCGACGCTTAACATCGTAACCAGTAACAAGAGTCAGAGTCATTTCTTCGTCTAAGTGATATACCGGTTCTTTAACAGCATACCCTAAGTTATTGATTCTCTCGACAAATTCAGTTTTGAGCTGATCGATAATACCTAAAGATTCGTACATTTCGCGAATATCGCGCATTACATTGCTGTGTTTCTTTCCGGTAAATTCAGCGATCTGACGAGAAGACATGGTCAGCGGTTTGGTGTTATCAACAACCAGAGACACGGAAGCAGTTTTAACAGCAGTATTCATAGCAGTAACAGTATTCATAATTAAATTCCCCTTAAACGGTTTAGTGATATTGATCCTCCTAGTTCCGGCAGCATCACCGGAACATTTTTATTTATGATAGAAATTTATTACCAATCGATTTCTACTTGGTCTTCTTCATAATAAGGAATCGCATATTCATAACGCCAATTTTCGATGATTTCACGTTCTTCATTAGTAAGAAGGTGATTGTTAACTGGAGTCGCATTGTGATTACCAGCTTCGAATTGCTCGCGAACTTCCAGCATTGCATGAATACCAGTTAAGGTCATCAGATCAAACGGAACATGCATACTACGGGAGATAGTTTCACGGGATACGCCCCAATCATTTTCTACATGGCTAGGGGTTACAGAAACGGTTTTGCCGGAGATTTTAACAGTCCAGTCATACAGGGATTTAGTGATGGTAAATTCTTTCATGTTACATCCTCTTTACAAATCCAGGTCAAATATAATAAAAGTTGTCAAGTGCGATAATCATAAAAAAGTCATAAATTTTTGTCAATATACCTTGACAAGACGCCAAAGGGTTGACCTAACTTACAGCATATCTAAGCCTTCATCGTAACCGTAGAAGCCACCGTGAGAAGAGAAAGCGATTGGTGCGTAGTCTTCGTCTTCCTCATCTTCTTCATCTTGTTCTGGGGCTTCCTGAGCGGTTTCTTTGCCGTAATCAGCCATAATCTGGTCAAGATCGGCGATCCCATAGTAAGAGCCTAAATCAACGTCATATTCACGGACTTGAAACGGCAGATCATCACGAACAATAATTGCTGGAATATCGTTGTATTGAAGACGACCTTCATCAGTAAAACAGTCGATGATCACAGTAGGACGACCATTTCGTTTTAAAGCGTAGAAAGCAGTTGAGTAGTTGGAGTCTTCGGAATGACGAATGATGTTATAACCACGATTAGCGAAAACTTCTAGCATATGGAAGTTGCCATAGTTTTCAGAGTCCAGACCCAGAAGTACGAAAGGAGTTTTAGTATTGATCATAGTGGAAATCCTCTAAAAGAAAGTGAATCAAGTAAGTTCACTATTATTTATAACGAGAATTTTTTATCTATTTGGAAGTGATTGGATTCAGTCGGGCTAAAGCCCTCCTTCATATATTTGATTAAATCATCATCAAAACGAAGAAGTATCTTTAGAATATAAGAATCTTTCTTTTGGAGAAATTATAATCAGGAAGCAATTTAGCAACCGAAGGTTGCAATCCCGAAGGGATACCAATCACTTTCTAGAAAGTGATTGGTATCCCTTCGTTCGTTTACTAGAATCAGTTAGTAACTAGTATTAAATCCCTTTCTAAGAAAATCCTTTCAAAAGCGAGTGAACGCCGTAGGCGTGAACGTGAGCGAAGCGAACTATCCAATCCCTTTCGAATCCTGCTTGCAGGTCTTAGAAGGTGTTGATGGGCGCTTCGCGCACGGCTACGCCGTATTCTTTTTGCGAGATCTTTCTTGAACGTAGTGAGAGAAAACGAGCAAAAAGGAGAACGTTAGTTCGAATTTTATATTCTATGGTCTGTGGGGTGAAATGTCTTTCAAGATCATACACTTATGAGATTGAAGTGTAGGGTTAGTGTAGGTGTGTAGGTTTCATAGTGTAGGTTTGAGGGTGTTATAGTGTAGGTTTACTGACTAGTGTAGTGTAGGCCAATACCTTTAAAGCGTAGGTTTGTAGTGTAGGTTTTTCATCAAAAATTTTGATAGAAAATTCTTGTATATTATTTAACCGGAAAATCACCAAAAATCGCTGTAAATGCATGATTTAAAAAGAATTATCAAAAGGTCGCCGTGCTATAATAGGTTATAAAGGTTGATAATCGTTATCCGCCATTTTCACACAAAAATTTTGATAGTCATTTCTCGCTTAGGTCAAGTGCATTGACAACTGTCAAGGATTATTTTATACTTTTTCTCATTGGTAGGGGTTGAAATTTTAGAAACAATCCCCATATTGATGATAAACAAGATTTTTTCGTGTATAAATACATGCATGAAATGATTGTTCACTTCTGAAAATCCCCTGATTCACTGTTAACACACACAGCACTGGTTAAACACACAGTGCTTTTTCGATTGAATAATGTACGAATTGATTAATTATTAATCTTCTCTTTAGCAATTCGTGCTCCCGCTGATCAGATATACAGTGGTTTTGCAGGGTTTTCTGAAATGACTTTTATAAATAGAAGTATCGAGGGCGAAAAGCTCTTTTTATTATCCTTATTAATCCACATTTGAGGAATCTACTTATGGCTAGACCTGTTAAGTTTACTCGTGAAATGATTGTTGATATTGCTAAACGCTTTTATGGCGATACTGAACGAGGCGGCGAGAATTTCTTTAAGAAGGAAGGAATTGATAGAAGCGGATTCTATAAGCTAATGAAGAAATACGAAATTCAGATAAAGATTAACGTTCAAGTTTGTTAATCCACTTTCACTGAGAATTATACGATGGCTTTAAAAATAAAAAGCCTCCCTTGTTGCAGCAAAGGAGGCTTGAAATGAACAATTAAAACTAACACAGCATTCAGGAGTATTTATAAATGAAAAATTCTAAGCGCATCACCTTCAACCTGTTTATTAAATCCAACGGCAAACTGAACATTACCGTCATGGAAGGTAAAGCAAGCAAACAAGACAAATCCTTTGAAGTAGTATCCGGTAAGACTCTGACCGAAATGCGTCAGAATGCTGGCATCAAAGACGGTGCTGAATGGCAGATCACTAACCGTTTCGACAAACGTCACGTTAAACCTACACTGGTAGAAGGTGAATCCGTTTATTGCTTCGCTCGTGCTGCTAAAGCCGATGAAACTTACTATCTCGCTGTTGTTAAAACTGCTTCCGGCTTCCGTGCTGTAATGCATCACAAGAGCAAGCGTAACGAATACGGCGTAGAGACCCAGGAAGTTGCTAAACGCTTCCGTACTGTTGCTACCGAATCCACTGTAAAAGATGTTTCTGGTACTGTTAACACCACTAAAGGCGGTTCCTTCTACAACCACGCATTACAGGTTACTTCCTCCTTCTTCTGCAAAAAAGAAGCACAGAAAGAAGTTGCTCCGGTAGTAGTTGAAGAAGTTAAAGAAGAAGTTGCAGTGGTTGAATCTTCCGAAGTTGAAGCACTGAACGCACGCATTGCTGAACTGGAAGCAGAAATGGCAGCAGTTAAAGCAGAAAACGCATCTCTGAAAGCTGAACTGTCAGCACAGGAAACCACTTTCGAAGTAGCAGCGGTTGAAGTTGAAGCAGTTGAAGAAAAATCCATTGATGAAGAACTGGAAGAACTCCTTAACTATCGTTGGGGTAACGGTGAAGAAGTAGAACAGAAAGAAGCTGATCCGGTAGTAGTTCCGGTTCCGGTTGAAGCAGAATCCGCACCAGTTACCAACTTTGAAACACTGCGCAATAACTTTATGGCTAAATTCAAAACCACTTGGGAAGATACCGAAGAAGAACAAGAAGAGATTGAAGTAAACGAAGACGAGATCCGCGAAGCACATATGGCACTGCATGACGCTATCTATGACACCAACTACAGCGCCTACGCATACGCAGCTTAATAGAGGGGTGAATCTATGATGAATCAAAACAAAGAATTTCTGGGTAATCTGATGTTAGAAATTACCAAAATGAAAGAAAGAATGGTAGCGATGGAATCAGAGATTAAAACACTTAAAGCTGATAATAAGGCGTTGAGAAAGTCCTTAAAGCTGATTGATGAGACTAATGCGGTTATGATGGATCATGTATTCCCTGAGTGGCGAAATGAAACTAAACCTACACAACATAAGAAACTTACACTTCGAATTGTTGCATAAAAAAAAGGACTCCGAAGAGTCCCTAGTAAGTTTAGGTTAGGTTTGCACAACAAAGATGAGGTTATAATGAACATAATGCTACATTATTCTTTAAAGCCAGAAAAATAACCGCCCCGAAGGGCGGGAGGATTAATACTCAATCTATACTTGTTATGTTTTTATGTTGTATAGATCCTGACTATGAAAACACTGTACTGGAAGTGTGTTTTTATGGCTTTTAATCGGGAATCCTCAAAGAAGATCCCCTGTTAATAACCATAAGGAGAAAAGGCAGATTACACTATTATTTAGTATCCTTTTTACAGCAACTAAAAAGAATAAACAAAAAGAAGCATACCCAGCCGTAAGGCGTACCGATTAGAAATTTGAAAAACACCACCAGCGATATAAAAATCAATTTAATGCCAGCGACGATAGTCAAAAACAGCAGAGTAGCAAAGTAGACAAAAAGATCCATAGATAATCCTCTTTGAAAACGACCATCATCTATAGTTCAATTCATCGATTTAATTAATGATACTTGAAAGCGTTACACAAAGTAGAAATGCCAATATGTGCCAGTGAATATACGATAGTTAATCCTACAGCCAGATAAATCAAAAATTCAACCATAGGTAAATCCTCAAATAAGAAAAAGGTTAGCGGGGGATGTTCTCCCCCGTAGACGTTGACCAGCTCAACATCCTTCACGTATATATTTAGTATCTAATTTTTAAGACACATCAAATTCATCGTCTTCTTCTGGTTCTTGTTCCGGTTCATCCATTAATGGTAATTCTTCTTCCTCGTCTTCTCCCAAATCTGCATTTTCGAACAAGTCCCCTACTTCATTTAAACGACGCTCGATAATCTCTCTTAGCTTATTCTTCAATGTTTTCTGGTCATTGGCAGATTCGAGAATTTCTAGGGCATCGATTGTGGCGATCTGCAAAATAGTCTGCTTCACTTTCCCGCAATATTCCGCTAGCTCCTGCTCCACATACCCGACGGGAATCAGGAGATTCATCGCTTCCTGGTTCTCTCGTTCGGCTGCATCTGCTAATGCTCTCTCACGGCGTAATTTCTCTACGTCGATTTGTTCCTTGACAGTAGTTTCTTTAAGCGGGTTGATGATATTTTTCAAGACCCATTCTGTTCCTTCTTTGGCTGGCACGCGGCGGGTATTGGTATTAAATGGCATTCCTCGTTCTTGCCATTTCTTAGCGGCGTTAATTGTATAGCCGTATAAACGGGAAATTTCTGTAAGGGTTAATTCTTCTTTCATCCGGTTATCCTCCATTAAATTTGCGTAAAATTATTTATCTGATCTGCGCATTCAGGAGAGCGCCTAAAACGCTTTATAACGAAGGGAAAGATCGAGGCATGGAAAGGGATTGGCGGGTGTTAATAGTCGCGTAGCGACCGCGCTGGTGGGCTGCACTGCACCTGTTTTGAAATCTCACACGTACATCAAAAACCGGGGTGCCGAAAACTCCCTTTATTTCACCCGTGGAACAGTACCTTTTGATTTGGTCAAGTCTTTTTTATAAATAATCGAAAATATTTTTCACGCGAGGGCAAATCATGAAGACTAAAGATATTAAGATTGAATTTGAAACTGTTGATGACGTTCGGGAACATCGCATTGATTCTACTGGCTGCATCTTCCAGCTTACTAACTCCCCTATTGGATTGATTATCTATGTAGCAGAAGATGACGTGTACGCTATATGGGATGGACAGGATGAGTTTAAAGGCGGGAATAGCCATCTGATCAATACTCATGAGGGATTTGATCCGACTCCTGTCTGTATGCTTGCTTATCACGTAACACTGGATGAACTACCGGAAGCAAGCGCGCGTATCCGTAGAATGAAAGACATTAAGTGA